TCGTGGTGCGAGTTGGGAACAAGTCGCGAACACGCTTGGTGCGCTTTGGCTGCACAACGATTGGGTCACGCTGTACGGTACCGAACTGTGTTGGGAAACCGCTTGGCATTGCCGTGTATGCATCCTTGGCACTAAAACCACTTACACCAGCAAGGCTTCCGCCGTACTGGAATGGTGATGGCATGTTTGCACCGTTGCGACCATTTGCGAGCGACTTGAATTCTGCTGAGTTCAAGAATGCTTCGCCGATGCTTTCGCTGCGGAGGCTTTGTGAAAATGCAGAACCTGCTGCGGCTGCTGCTGCAACTGATTCACCCTTTGCCTGTGAGCCCCATGAGTCAACTTCGCTCATTTGCTCAAGGCCTGAGATGAGGCTCTTGATTTCCTTGATGTCTTGCATGTTCTTATCAAATGCGGTCTTCTGTGCGCTGGAAACAACGACATTGCCGTCTTCAATTTTGAACGAGTCTGCGATAGCCTTGTTGTCGGCCATCTTTGCGCGAAGTGCACTTTGCAGTTCGCTGAGTCTTGCCTTGTCTTCTGACATGATTTTTTTTTCCTTAGAGATTGAGGATGGATTGTTTTTACTTACGGCTCAGGTAAGCACCCAGCCCTTAGTTATCTAGAGTATCCGAGTATTGCGATATTCCAGTGGAACTAATACTTTATTACACAAACTACTGTGTGTAAATGGCTTATCGTGATTTAGCGTACTTTTTCTTGTAGTACGCCAAGTTCTTGTCGCCAGCAGACCCGCCACGACCACCTGTTGACCAAGATTTGAATTTGTCTTCATCATTGACAACAAATACTCCGCCCTCAACTTTTGCAATCAGTTTTGGCGCGGCACCTTTCGGAACATCGGTATCCCAAAGGTAAAAACTGCTCATTTCACCGTTTCTTAGGTGGCCACTTACAATGTTGTACGAAATATCGGCAACATGGTCAACGATATATTCGGCAATCTCGCGCCCGTCTTCCAGTTTTCGCTTGCGGATTCTATCTTTTGCTCCAGAGGGCGCAATCCAGGCCGCATGTCCAACCATGTCGTATCCGTCGGCGAGGTTGAGGTAATCCATGAGCCGCTTTCCAGTTCCTTCAGTGACAATGTCCATTTTTTGCTTAACGGCATCTCTGTAGATGTGCATTGCCGCCATTGCAGATTCCCTGTGGACATCTCTTGCCCCAGCACCGCCGTTATAGCCCTCCATGCCTTGCTTGACAAAGTCTGGGTCAATATGCGCTGCTTCAGAATCGGTTGGAATTATTGCAGTTCGTGACAAGAAATCGTAAAGGGTCGTTTTGCCCATTCCTGGTGCACCTATTACCGCATGATGCTTTCTTTGTCCAGGCCTATCTCCAGTGTGCTCTGGCTTGACGCGACCAAGAATGATTTGACCCATGCGCTTTGCCCCAACATTTGGCGTACCAGTGTAAGTTGATGTTGAACGCAATCCAGTAGGGGTTATGTTGCGTGAACGAGAGTTTGCGCCGTATCGGTCATAGAACTGCTTTAAGAGTCTCCAGTCTTTGTCGGACAAGAATTTATCTTTGTTGTACTTAACAACAAGGCTGTAAGGAACAACGAAACTAGGTCGCGCATTTGCCCAGTTGAGATAATGCTTCTTTTCGCTCTCTGGCCATTCAGATGGTGGAATGCTCTTTTTGCGCGCTGACCTCAGTCCAGTCATTGGTGTGTCAAGCATTGATACCGATGGAGCATCTGCTGACTCTGGTGTCACATTAGCGTTTCGTTTTCCACCTAGCAAAATGTCAATTTCATCGTCTGACATTCCAATTTTTTTGAGACTTGCAACTGTTTTGTCAAACACTTCTTTGCGCACATCTTTTTCAATGATTACTTTTCCAGTTGAATCGCGCTTAACCATCCCAGATGATTTTGGAACTCTGGTTGGAACAACATTTGGTTTCTTTGTGTCTTTATCAAATTCACGCGAGTTTGATTCAAGTGCGCGCTTGTGCAACTGATTTGCGCGCTCTCTTGTTATTCCTAACTCTTTACCAATCTCATCAAATGTCTTGCCTTCATCGCGCATCTTGAGGATTTGCCTATCTCGGTCATCAAGTTCACGCATTTTTCGTGTTCGCTTTGGAACTTCAACTTCTGGTGCATCTGGCTTCAACCAGTCATCACCCCAAATTGAAGTTGGGTTGAGACCAAGTGCAACGGATAGCCTGTCTGCTGCGTATGGGTCAATTGTTGCATCTGGATTTTCCATTTGCTTAATTACATCAACAGATACGCCAAGCATTGTGGCTTGGTCCTCTCTGCTCCTATTGCGCAATCTGTCTGAACGCAATATTTCTCGTGCCTTCAAGTTTCCACCAGTGGAAATATCCGACGAACTTACTCTTGTTGGAGTACTTGGCTTCTTTGGTTTACTTGGGTCGTAGGCTTCTACACCTCTGTCCCTATAATCCGAAAGCCTGTTCTGCGAGCGGCGCATTGATGTGAGGCCTTCTCCAGTGTCTGGAATCGCCCTAGTTGGGTCTGGCATTTCTCTTGATGTTCCATCAAAAATAAAACCATCACCATCAACATCTCGCCTTAGTCGTGGGTCAAGTATTCCGTCAATGACTTCAATAGCGCGACGGATTTTGCCTCGTCTTGAACTAGAGCCAACTGCACGACCGATTGCGCGACCCAGACCTTTTTCTTCATACATTTCATCAAATAATGATTTTTTGCGACGCGGGTTCTTGAGTTGCTCGCTAACAATTTTTCTAATTGCCAAGTTTGCTGCTTGACGCTGATGCCTTCTTCCAAGAGCCGTTGTTCCAGCAAGTCGTGCGTAATCGGTATTGGTGGTGCACGGCATCCATACTGTGCGACCACTTTGGGATGTGAGTCGTCTCACCCCGATGCAACCTAAACGAACTGAACGCTTTCTTGCTGATTCAATTTCACTGTAAACATCATCATCACTATCTCGTGGCGCAAGACCTGGGATTCCTGCTTTAACCGAAACTATTGGGGCAGAAACAATTGAACCATTTGTCAGATTGTCAATTCCTCTTGGCCCTCTTTGACCGAGGTCTTCCCATTGACGCTTCTTACCTTTTCTGCTTCGCCTTTTGAATCTTTCTTCAACCTCTACTAATGCAGTTTTCTTTTTTGGTTCAGCGCTTGTGGAGATTTCCTGTAATTCTTCCATGGTTGAACATGGCATCCACTTGCCATCTTTTTTGTGCGCGCCAGTGCAGCCAATGTTCTGCGCAATACGAAGAGCAAATGCTTTGCTATTTGTTTCTGATTTTTCTACATCAGCCATTACCTGAACCTACTTTTTTGGCTCGGTTTCTGGCTCCTTGTAAATTTCCTGTGCAGCCTCAAGCGCAACGATTGGGTCGTTGTAGCGCTTTTTGTAAAGTTTTGCTTCTGCGAGGTCGTCTGCAAATTCAATTGAAAGCGTTGAAAACGGACGCGAAAACATTTCTGGAGTTAAATCTTTTTCAGTTTCAGCATCCTTTGAAAGAGAATGAATACGACCCATTTCCTTCTTTATTGCTGCGTCAAACTTTTCACCCAATGGCGTAAATCTCGGGAATACCAAGTCCCCGTTTGGGTCTTTTGGCATGACACTAAACGGTGGATACTCCCTGAGTTCAACCATTTCGTCACGCATCTCTGCGTATGCCATATGCGCTTTTACACCTTCAGAAAGATTCTTCATGCTATTTACCTCCTAATTTCTCAGCCATACCTGTCAATTAAGTCTTGACGGCGAGCAATAAGGGTATCAGCAAGTTTCTTGGCTTGTGCAGAATCCGAAATAATTGCATCTACTTGGGCTTTAATTTGGTTTGCCGTAATGGACTTGAGAGCCTTTACCTGCTCCTTGATTTGAGCGTCAGTAATGTCGGCATAAACAGAATTTCGTTGACGAAGGGTGTCAATTTCTCCAACCGAGTTACCGAACTGCGCCCCCTTCGCTCCGCCACGGGCTCTGAAAAGCATTGAACCGCCAACATCAATCTTAACTGGATTTCCAGATGAATCAATGAGCGTATTCTCGTTCAGAACCGCATCCCAGTTTGCGAGCCATGCATCTGCAACGAATGCGCTTTGCATTGCTTTCTTATCTCGCGCTGTCGCCGAGCGAACACCTTGGACAATCTTTGAAACAGTCTTTACCTGGCCATTGTCGTCACCGACTTGAACATCTGCTGCTCCAACTCCAGCAAGTTTGTACATTGCCGATGCAAGACTCTCGTTTTCTGCATGCAGAGGAGTGTCTGGTGTTTTTACATAGTGCTCAACGCCAGACTGGTCCTTGAATGTTCCACCAGCGTTTGAACCTCGTTGTCCACCAACTTTCGTCCATCCGCTTACATCAACTTTTCCTGAAGATGAAGCAGGGCTTGCTGGCTTGCTCGCCTTTGGTGCCTTTGGTGCCTTTGGCGTCTTTGGTGCAGCAGGAGCAGACTCTGGCATAGGGCTTGTCACCTTGTCTCGTCCCCAAGACTTCCAAAGTGATTTCTTGAACTGTCCAAGTTCCTTGCCTTCTTTACGGGTGAGTGGACGCTGAACAGCGGCAACAGCACCACGGTTGTGAAGCAGGAATACACCAGAATCGCCATCTGGTTCATGCGCATCAACTCCGAGCAACGGCGCAATATGACCGATGTCGTTACGCTTAGCGAGTCGTTCCATGTAGTCAAGACCGTCAACAACCTGACCTCGCAATTGCGATGTATCTTCGCCTGCGTTGTCTTTTTGTTCAAGTAGGTCAAGCATGCCCTTGATTATTTGCGATGCGCGCGTATCATCCGACATGTCGCCAGCAGCCTCGCGCAACTCTTTGACGAGTTCTGGTGTTCCCATTTTGGATGCACCATCTCGTCCGCCAAGTTCACCAACTCGTTCGCTAATTTTATCTAGGTGGTCTTTGAGTTTGCGAACTTCACCGTTCAGTTCAGATTGCGAAACGATATTCGCCGTAGGAGGCACAAGCGCAAGAATTGTGTGTCGTGCGTTTTCTCCTCCAGTGTAACCACTATCCCATCGCGACTCTCCTGGGAATGTGAAGTACTCTCCAACACCGTAAGCGCGTGCGCCTTGACCAGGGATAAATCGTCCTTCAGATGTTAGGAACTGTTCAACATAACCTTCACTGTTTACTTTTTCTCCACCAGTTCCGCGAACAATTGGCTGCCATCCAGCCTTGATGAGTTCGTCAACTTCTTCTGGGCGAATGAGGATTGGCTTTTGTGCAAAACCAGTGTTTTCCCAAAGGTCGGCAAGCAGTCTGTCAAATACTTTCTGCTCTGCTTTTTCACCCTTCTTCTTATTCGCATGTAGCGAGCCAGATAGGAATGCAAGCATGTCTGGGAACGCTGGGGTCATCGTGATGCTTCCATCTGGATTGAATGTCAATGGATGCAGTTCTGACCTCTGCCCTTCAATCTGCTTTGTGACTTTTGCTGCATCTCGCTTGCCCTTGAACTTGCTCTTAATTCCGCGAATCCTTGCTTGCGCGCGCAACTTCTTTTGCTTTGCCGCAAGTGTTGGGTCAAGGATTTCTCCTCGTCGTCCAGGCTTGTTTGAGACTCGGTTCTTTCGTAATTCACGCCTTCTCGCACGCTCTGGGTTAACACGGAGAATACGCTGACGGAATTTAATAGTTGACGCATCTCTTTTCTTCTTGTCTTTTACTGCTTCTGCTTCTGTTAAATCCGCTGCTGTGCGCGTTATGCCACCTGCGCGCCCGAAGTATGTAGATTTTGTCGTACCCTTAAATTCCTTATCGCCACCTTTTTTGCCAATTGCTTCAAGAACGATTCTCTTCTGCGCTGGATGAAGGTGTTCAAGTTTTGAATAATCTTTTGCTTTCTCCATATTCAAAAGGACACTTAAAGTGTCAATTTCTTTTTGGTATACATCCGCCTGTGATTGCGCCAGAGTGCCGTCTTTGTTTACTTTTGGCTTTCCGTCTTTATCAACAGCAACACTAGGTACGCTTCCGTTTGCAATAGCAATATCAAGTTGACGCTGCATTTCCGTAATGTCGCCGAAGTTGAGTGAATCGTCTTCGTCTCGTGGCGCAAATCTTCCACCGCGAACACCTTGTTTTAGCGCTCCGCGAACCTGTCCACGCCACCATGATGCGTAACGCTCCTTGAGTTTCTTTTCCATGTCTAACTTATGTTTTTCTAGCGCCGCTTGAGCCTTTTGTTGCTCTTCTGGTGTCAGCGTGCTCCAGAACCGTCCGTCTTTTTCATCAATTGCGTCAACACCTGGAACAGCGTTGCTGGTCTTCTTCTTAACCTTCGGCTTTGGTCGGTCAGATGCAAGTCCTCGCGGTGCTGCTGCTCGCTCGGTGGTTGCTGTTGCACGACGCGAACTCATGTTTTGAGGAACAGCATTGCGCTGACGGCGTGCTGAGTCTGGCATGTTTTCTATAGCGCGACGAACCCTGTCTTCAATTTCTGATTGACGACTTGTATTACGACCGATGCGACCGTCTCGTATTCCAGCAGCCTCTAGTTGCCGCTGTGTTCTTTCATTTAGGTCCCTAAGACCAAGAGAGTCTCTTATCCTGTTTGCCCGTTCTTCAGCCTCACGCATGCCTCTTCCGTCAAGGTAGTTCGGACTGTTCTTATCTATTCCTTCGCGACGAGGGAAAGAAACCTGCCCACTACTGCGTCGTGAAGCAAGCCCACTTGGTGCCGACCTCATCTCTTTATTGAATTCGCGAAGTGCCTCTTTAAGAATCTCGCTCTTGGCATCATCATCTGTCAATTCATCAGGAAGTGAATCTATTTTTCGTATTGCTCTTGGCTTTGATTCAGCAATATCGTAAACAAGGCTTGAAAGTTCATTTTGCGCGTCAAAGTCAAGTGCTAATCCGCGAGCAACGCTACGAATACCAGAATCCAAGTCGGCACCACCTGATTGCGTGCTGTTCAATCCGTCTCGGATAATTCGCTTTGCTGCATCTGGGGAGGTAATTCTTTCAGGGTTAGTCAGGTTCGTAAACTCATTAACTGCAGCCTTAAGAACTTCTCGGTGTGTCTTGTTATTGGTTATCTTGTCAATTGACTCATCGCTTGTTTCTGGTCGGCTGACAGTCCTTGGTTCAGCAATATCGTAAATCAGTTTGGAAAGTTTGTCTTCAGCGTCCTCGTCAAGTCCAAGCCATTGTGAAACTTGACGAATACCAGAATCAAGGTCGGCACCACCAGCCTCTGTGCTGTCGTAGTTGCGCGACATGATTTGCTTGGCGACATCCGCTGGCATTCTGTCGCGGCGTGAAGCCAGTCCACGAGGACCATCTCCGCCACCCTTTAGGTCGTCAATAAGTTTCTTCAGACGCGGGTCATCGGCTAATTCGCCATTGTTGTACTCGTTTGTGAGTTCTTCAATGATGTCCGCTTTTTCGTTGTCATCAAGACGAGGCCAAATTCTTAGTTTTTGCAACTTTGGTGTTATTGAATCATTTGCACCAGATGCGCTATCTAGCAGTTCGTCAATTACTTCACTATTTTCATTTGATGAACCTAGGCCGCGACTTCCAAACTGCTCACGAAGACCCTGAAGGTCTGGCTCAACCAGCCCGCCATCAGACTGTTTCTTTTTCTTTATCTTCTTGATTAACTTGTCAAGTCTTTCGTCTCCAGCAAGGTCTCCATTGTTGAACTCATCATTAAGCATTTCAAGAAGGTCAGATTTTTCTTCATCTGACAAATTGTTCTTCTTGAGTTTTTGTAGCAATGGAGTAATTCCGTCATTTGCTCCATCAGCCCTATCAAGCAGTTCGTCAATAATGTTGTCGCCAAATTCTTCTCCAGATGGGACCTTATTTCCTTGTTGGCGTGCAACAACTTCGGCGCGACGAGCAGCGGCTTCCCGAGCGGATTCACGCATTTTCTCAAAGTCTTCATCGGTGAAGTCTGGGAGTTCTGGAAGAAGTTGTCCTCGCCTATTCCCTATGCTTTGACGCTCACGCCCCCCTCTTCGTGAAGCAAGTCCACGAGCGCGGGATGGTTCTTGTCCTGATTCTGGAACATCATCTTCAAATGGTGCTTTTTCTTTTGCATCAAGAAGTTCAGCACGGCGCTCGTCGTAGTCCATTTGCGCCTGTGTGTATTCATCGTAAAGGTCGCGCCAGTCATCAACTGCCTTCGCTGCTTCGCGCTTTGTCATTCCATATTCGTCCATGAAACGCTTAGCAATTTCTTCATCTTCCCAATAGAACATGTCCTCCATGAGGTCTGCTTCCATTGTGCGCTTACGCTGCTTCCAGTCTTCCCGCAGGTCGTAAAGAAGGTCGTCAATTTCCTCCTTCGTCATCTTTGAGGGGTCTTTTGGCTTGTCTTTTGGAGTTACATTTGGTTTCTTGTCACCGCGCTGCGAGCGAAGACCTAATTGCGTGCGATTATTAATCTCCCTGCCCGACATTCCGCGATTTCTTAATTCAGCGCGCACATCTTCTAATCTTGTGCGCTCTGCTCGTCGCTGTTCTTCGGTTCTTCTGCCAAATGAGTCAATTCCCCATCCAGTTCCAATTCCCCCTGAGCCTCGTTCCAACTCTCTCAGCAATTCCTCATCGCTCATATTTTTTGGATTAAACATGTCCGCAAAAGAAGTTGATGGAGCGCCAGTGTCCTGACCAGGCCTGAACGGGCGTTGTGATGCGACTCCAGGCATTCTATTTGGAACTCGTGCACCTGGTTTGAATCTTGTTGGGTCTGGCATTTCGCGCCATGTGCCATCAAAAATCATTCCGTCACCGTCAACATCTCGTCGCTTGCTTGGGTCTAGAACACCAGAAATAAACCTGCTTGCATCACGACCCATACCACGACCACGACCGCCAAAAGAAGTTGCACGACCGATTGCGCGACCGAGACCCTTTTCGTGGAACTCAATGATTTCTGCAGTGTTGATACCAACCTTGCCGCGACGCTTCGTCCAGTCGTCTTCAACTCTTACTTCAGATATTGAGTTGTTGATTGACTTTACAATTTGCTGGCCGAATCGGCGCTCTGCACCAGAGTTGATTTTCTTGCGGATATTTGCAAATTCAATGTTCTTTGTTTCAGAATTAGGGCGTGGGTTAAAACGACTAATTTCGTGGTTGAACGCAAGTTGTCCAAACCTTGACTTGAGCGCCAATTCTCCTCTTGCTTGTTCACCGCGGAACAAGCGTGCCTTGAAGTTAATCGCTGTGAAATTATGTACTCCGCAAGCCCTTAATGGGGTATCAGAAATGCTCACCAACCTTGATGCACTGTTGAGTGATTTTGATTCAACAAACTTGTTAAACCTACGCGATTCTGTAAGCACCTCAGACTTGATTTCTACTTCTGAAGAGTCAATATCAAACTTCACCAAGATGTCTTCCGTAAGAGTCTTGAATTCGCCAACAGTAATCCCATCTGGCAGTACTGATTCAGCACTCTTTACGCTATTGGCCCACTTTGACCATTCCGCGCCGTGCTCAGTGAATCCAAAGAACTTTGTTGCTTCATCTGATTTGACAACTATTCCAAAGTTCTCATTTCGGATTGCGTCTTTTAGGATTGCGTATTGCTTCATTTCTTAGCGCTCACAATTTCGTAGATTGATTCTCTAGCATTTGTCAAACGACCAAGGCGTTGATTAAACAATTTTTCAAGAATGTTCAAGTGTATTTTTTCGCCTTGCGACAACTTGCCATCGTTGTAAAGCCTTGACTTAAAGTTGCTAAAGTTAAAGGCTCTCGCCCTCTGAATAAGTGTAGCAATAAATTGCTGGTACTGAGCCCGCTGTAGTTCTTTTAGGTTCTGGAAGTAGTTTGCGTAAATAGAATTCTCGCCAGGATTTAGCAATTCCTCAATACCCATCTCGGTCCGTTTTGTGATTGATATTTCATCAAGCCCAACAAGGCCAGAACCAGGGTTTGATGTTGCAAGGGTGTACTTATTGCCCTGTCCAGCCAGCATGGCGACTGTTCCTATGTTTCGGTCCCTCGTATCGCTAAGAATGTCGGCAAACATCAACCTGGTTACATCCATCGGGTTGGAGTCGGCAAACTTAGAGTTTCTGTCAATCTTTGCCCCACGAATTGCAGTTTCTGCATCTTGGATGAGATAGTTACGCTTCTCGCCCGTGCCGACAAAGTAAACATCTGGCGCCTTAATCCCAAGGTGTTCCTGGATTTCAGAGGCAAGACGCTGTCCAATGTGCTCAAAGTTGTTAGCAGACGAGTTGAGGAATAGTTTGTCGCCGTTAGGCATTGAGACGAGTGACTGGCGGTCGTTGATTTTCTGCGTCTTAATTTCGCGCATTTTCTTCAAAACATCTTGCAAGATATCTGGGGCAATGTCTGCCAGACTTCCACCCTTTGACAAGTGATTAATCGCACCATCAACGGTCCCAATATCTGTCTGCTGTGCTGCTGGCGTCTGCGCTGGTTGTGCAGTTTCTGCTGCGGTTGGCTTTGCCGTGCGCTTCTTATTGAATACAGTGGTTGCCCAGCGCTCCCGTCCGTCTGGTCCAACTTCGTTTGGATTGGAAATTCCAACGAACTTCTCGCTGTATCCGATTCCATCTCCAGTTTCGGTTGCAACCATCTTTAGTCTTGACGCTGGGTCTTTGTCATTTGACGACGCGATTGCTGCGTTCACTGTCCGACCAAGTTTGCGACGCTCGCCCACGGTTAGTGGTCGCTTCTTCTCAAGGGTCAATGTTGAGCCACCAGGAAGAACATACTTGAGACTTTGAATTCCCGTGTTTGACAAAAGCCCCAACTCATCTTTCCCGATGGTGTCAGGGGTTAGATGGTTGGAAAGGTATGTTGCGCCTTCCATGTCTCGGTTATCTGGAATGGTTCTTAAAACGGAGGCTGGAACTACTGGTTCAAGAATGAATCCGTCTCGTCTAACCATTCGTGCGGCTGGAGCAGTTTGAGCGCCAAGCGGAGTCACTAACTTGTCAACTTCAAGTTTCAACTTCTGTGGATTTGAAATCGCAACTTTTGGAATTTGCGGTTTTCGTGAATCAACAATGCTTCCTGGATACTCGCCAGCACCAAGCGTTTCGCCCTGCGTTGTTTCACCAGGCCTAACCGCGTTTCGTACTGCACGAATTGCTGCAATAGCCAAACCAAGTGGGCCAGGAATATCAAATAGTTTTGCACCACAGTTTGAGAACTTTTTATCAGTGAATCGCCCACCGTACTGATAGCCCTCAGGGCAGTGGTATGTCCTGTCTCTTCCACCAAGACCGCGACCTGGAATTCCAGGAACGCTTGGCATGCCTGGGGTTAGTGCGCCGAATACAGTGCTTCTAATTGGGCTTCTGATGATGCTTGAGTCACCAGGAAGGGCTACTGAGCCAGCAGCCTGAATTCCCTGCAGAATTGGATTACTTGAGCCGATTGAACCAACTCGCTTTACCTCGTACTCGCGCATGCGACCGTTGCGTTTTGCGAGAGCCTTAAATGTAATTAGTTCCCCACGATTTGCGGGCAAAGAGCGCATTACATTGTTCGGCGCCGTTTTTCCCGACGCAAACACTACGCGCACTTTGGTAATCATTGAGTTCGGGCAGCAAGCACTTGCAAATTCAAGTGTCTTGATTTCCTGTACTAATTCATGCATTTAAAATTCCGTTCGTTATCCGCAGCACTTGGTTGGCAGGTATTCTGCGGTAATCATTTTCCCGTCTGGTGACTCGCCAACTGTCTCCCAGTTGTCGTTGTTGCGTAGGTAATCAGAGAAATCTGGCTCCATCTCAACAAAGTCAGCAAGTACTTTCATGGCATGCGACATGTCTTCGTTTGTCACTACTGGGTTTGCCTTGCTTTCGTTTTGGCTCCACTCAATAGGCGAAAAGAAAACATCGTCATCGTCGTAAGCACTCTTGCCGCCAAGTTTTCCTGGGGCGTTAATTGGCCTTTTGAGTCGGCGTGCAAAATCGGCATCTGTCCAGTTGTTTTTCTTCAACTTTCCTTTGCAATTCTTCATTCCTGGGTGATGACAACCCTCGTTTGGCCATAGACCAGTTGTTTCGTGGTGGAGCCATGCACAAATGTTCTCAAGTGGGTAAAGTTCTGGATGGTCAGCGAGGATGACGCGACAACGACTGAATCCGCCTGGCTTCTTCATGATTGGGCGCCAGTAGCGCAATAGGCGCTCAAGGTTCCCACGGCGAGGACCACGGCCCTTGAGAATGTCACCAGTGACGCGCTCTTGTGGAATTATTCCGCCAAGTGGGTCGGCCTTGTAGTTATCAATCATTGTTTTCTTGTTTCTCTCGCATTTTCTTTCTAGATAAAACCTGTTTGCGCAGTTGCTCCATTGTCGGAGCCTGCTTTGGTTTGCGGGGTCCTTCTTTTGCGTACTTTTCAAGGCCTGGTCTAATCCAGTCCATGAAATCTTTGGTTGGGATGATGCTTCCATCATTCCACATTTCATAAACCTCAATGTCTCTTTCATCCAAGAATACCAGTTTTGCAAATGCCTCGTCCCTACCTATTGATTTAGGTGCAGTGGCGATTGCAGATGCTTCAAACCCATCTTTCAATTGGTTTCTTTTTGCCGCATGAATGTCTTCACCATCAACAAACTTGCGAAGATTACCAACAAATGTTGACATGCCAGTCATCTCTTTGTTTGTGGTTGGCCATGCGGAACCAAAAATCCTAAACCATTTTTGTTGCCAAACTGGAAGGTCGTCGTAGCCTTTTATTTTGCCTATGCCTATTTTGTCCATTTTGTTCCGACTACCGTTCTTTTGTTGTCAATAACAATGTGATTTTCTGATTTTATAGACTGTTCCAAATCGGTTCCTGGACTATGGAGAAGCCAAGTCGCATATTTCGTCAGTGCCGCTGTTTCTTCTGGTGTCAGCCTCTGTCCACCAAGGATGTTCATCCCTGACTTAATCGCCGCATTAAGTTCAGATGGCAGTTCTCTATACCCGTATTCCCCTAGATAGGAAAGAATTTCAATACCGCTTTGTGCTGCTGTTGTTGCTTTGCGATACCCCTTTTCAACATACGACTCACCTCCAGCAACAGCCATTTTTTTGACTATGCCCTTTATCAAGTTTTTCTCGTCAGGATTTAAGTCATCAAGGCTGAATTGTTGACTAATTTTGGAAAAAAGCGCATAGCCGAACCTGTCACCACCACCCGAACTGTAGTTATTGCGCTGGTGCATTCTTACATCTTCGGCGACACCTCTGCGAACAGCAATTTTTTGTTCTGGGGTAAGAGAATCCCATAGTTCGCCCCATGGTTTTGTTCTTGCTTTTTCCATAATGTCACTGTCGCTATACAGAGAAGCAATAAAATTTTCTAGACCAATATTTGAGCCGTCGCCAAGGAGCAGCACAGAGCCATCGTACGGCGACATGCTTGAGTTTCTGCCTTCGGCAAAAAAGGAATCAGATTCCGCGAGGTTCGCTAGGTGCTGAATAAATTCAGATGGGTCCATGTCCAGGGATGGGAGCGTCATCCCGCTGTCTGGGTCGGTGCCAAAACCTAAATCTTGAGGATTCTGTGCTGTCTGGAACATGTGGCTTGCTCGCGCTGTCATGCCCATCGCCTGAAGCGCCCGTGCGAACTTTGCATTTGCTTCCGAATCATCTCCAAAAATCTCTGGCAGCCCGTTGCGCATGAGGTCTTTAATAACGGCAAATTGATTGCTATTTCGTGCTAGACCATCCACAACTCCACCGTACTGGGAGAATCCTCCATCTGACTGTGGTGCAATATTTGTGTCTTGCGTCATCGTGATGAAGCGCGCGCCACTCGCAATGTTGGTCATTGAGAGCACGCGCCCAGCACTGATAATGGAAACTAGTTCTCCAGTGGTGAGTTCATCACTTCTGATTTTTGCCTGACGAACAACGGATGCAAGTTTTGCTCCGCTACCAGGGCTAGGCCTTGTGGGGATTGCGCTATCTGGCATGCCCTCAAGAATTCGTGCATAATCTTCAAGCAGTTTATTAAACTTCCTTCTTTGTTCTTCTGAAACTTTAACTGTTGACCTTGTTGATGGGTCAAATAGCGGCTGAGAATCTAGTAGGTTGATTTGTTTTTGGAAATCAGCGATTGCTAAATCAATGTTTTTTATATCTTCTTCAAGTTGTTTAACATCTTCCCTAATTTTTTGGAGCAGAGGCGCAGCAAGTGGGTCTGTTTGTCTTTCCAAATTTTGAATGATTCGCCTATTTTCGGCGAGAGTATCTGCGGCATTTTTTCTATTCACCTTCAAGACCATAAAGGCTGCTCCATGAAAACCTTCAATCAGGCCCTGTTCTTCAGGGTCAATTAAAAATAGGGTTTCGTATCGCTCTAGAAAACCATATGCCGCCATCTCTTCCAAAGACGAAGTAAGCGATTCTTTGAATGGTTCTTCTGGACCGTTCTCAATTTGGTCAATCTGGTACCAACTCCATAGTTCGCGATGGTCGGTTGCAGATGAAAGCAAATTTAATTCGTTTCTTTCGTCCCTGCGAAGGCTGCTCTTTGCCTTTAGTTCGTTCATCCGTATGTCACGCCGTGCTAAGACTGCTTTTTCCAGGTCATTATAAATGGCTATGTACTCATGACCATGACCGTGTTCGTGGTGGGCGGTGCCTAGGGCGAGCATTTCGGATAGGTCTTTTGCTTTTTTTGCTCTTCGCTCTGGGGTGTCAACATCTATTTTTTCTTCAATATCCGCTATCTCTCCGACAATTTTTTCTATTTCCTGTCTGATTTCAGAAATATCTTTTTGCATGTTGATGTTTTGTTCTGGAGAAAAAACTCCAGAATCACTAGAAATCTTAAATTGTCGTTCTTTGTCTTTTAATTTTTTTTCTAAATCTTGCACAGATTTTGACAATTCTTCTTTCTTCGCTGAAAGTTTTTTACTAGTAACTTCATCTTCATCAGAAAGCCATGCGGTAACTGCAATTCTATTTCCAGTTTGCTGAGTCAAACGAAATAGGTCAAGTATTGATATGTTGCTATTTGTCGCTTCCTCTCTTGGAAGTCCAATTTGACTCAACAGTTCTGATTCTGCACGCTGATAGGCAACAATATGACCTGGTGCATAAAGTTTTTCAACTCTTCCATTACTTCCTATTTTGAGGCCAGGCTTGAATCCCCAGTAACCGCTAACACCACTTGAATAACCAATATGACCTTGCGTTTGAACAAGTGCCCATCTGGTTATTCGCTCAAGCAATTCTCTTTTATCGCTATTTGTTGATAAACTTTGTAGTTCTCCGTCAATGTAATTCTTAAGAGTTAATAGTTCTGCTGGATTTGATACTCGGAATGTTGGTCCACCGCGACCAAGTTGCATCTTAAGGTCTTGGAACCCCATTGGAAGTGGCCTCATTGATGATTCACCCTTTAGATATTTCATCAAGTCCCTTGCAACTTTTGCAGATACTTTTTCAGCCCTGTCAAGGTCCATGTAATAGAAGTTATGCCCAATGGGTGAATTCGGTAGGTTTTCTGACTCTTTCATAAATAGCAAATGTGAAGCAAGAAGCGAAATTTCCCAAGATTCCAATTCTTCTGTTGCATCTTTATCCAGAAGGAAATCAAATGAAACATGTTTCTGCAACTCATCGTGCCTTGCTGGCCTGTCCATTAGGTATGTCGGGTGGATTTTTGCAAGAATCTCGTGTGCGTCGGCAACAGTTTTTGGAACTACCCCATTATTCCAATGTTCAAATGCTTCTAATTCATGCTCATTCAATTTATCTTTTATCTTTTTAAAGCCAAATTTTGACGCGAAGTTTCGGCGCGTGAACTCTGTAAGTTCCCTAATGGTTGCTGGTATCCCAATAGCGGAAGAAATTGCACGCATTTGAGATGAAACCCTTTTTCTTCTTGCGTCAACATTGATTAATGGTCCATCAACATCTGGTAGTTGAGAATCAGCGGTGACGCTTGACAAGGTATTCATAAGTGCGGTGCTAGATACTCTTGATGGGTCTGGCATTTCCCTTGATGTGCCGTCAAAAATCATTCCGTCACCATCTGAGTCGCGGCGCTTCTTTGGGTCTAGTACGCCCTCAATCTCCTCCATTGAGCGACGAACAAATCTCTTGCCTGTGCTTCTTTTTGGAGAAAAGGCACGACCAATTGCCGAACCAAGCCGACCCCTCACCGCCTTTTCTTCAAGCGTGTTGGAGCGCCTTGCGATGTCAAAATCAAGCGCCCGATTCATAAGGCCGTGAAGGATTGATTTACGACCGAGGATGTCGTCTTTTATCGGAACCGTTTTTAGAAGTTCATCGTCTGGCAGGAAGGCTTTTGCAATAAAAACATTGTTCCAAAGTGCTTTTTCTCTTTGGTTCAGCGAGTCTTGCCACAGAAATTTGTGGAAATCGCTATTCTTCATTTTTTTAACTCGCGGCTCAGAGCGAACAAACTGCCAGAAATCTATTAATTGTTTTCCGCCGAGGTCATCAACGAGGACGCCGTCATTCCGCGTTCCCTCTGCATCAATGATGTAGTACAACTTTTTGTTGTCAATTTTTCCAACAAGTACGGATTTCACTTCTTATTATCCTGCTCTTTTAGGCGACGGCTTAACCTATAGTTTGACACGCTTTCCCACGGCTCTGGCGTGCCTGGTGCGTATTTCATCAACTCTTGACGAATCTCATCTGGAGCAACATTTACCCAACTCATTGTTGCTAGGTGTCGCATTGCTTTAGATTTTTCTGGTTCTTTTTCTGAAATGTTGAAATGCTTGTAAAACTGCTTCAGCGTTTTAACTCCTGGAAAGTCAAAAGCATTTGTTTTAATCCAGTCGGAATTCTGCTGTCCGTCGTCAACCCTGATTGGCATTAGAAGTCGCTCCCAGTATCTTTCAGCGTTTCAGCAAACTCGTCCAATTCGGACCATAGTGCAGCGTTTGACCTTGCTGCCTGCATTTTAGTAACTCGCCTAACGAATGCTTCTCTTCCACGAATCGTTCCGCTCAAACCACTTCGCCCAAGAACGATTGCTTCTGATTCTCCGAGACAACCACTTCCAGTTAATGGTAGAGCAATTATGTCTTCTGCGTTGATTGTTGACTCCATAACAACTAGACCGAATCCACTGGCAATGTTTGGGTCAACAGAAAATGAAGACAATGGCCTAAGTTCAAGAGTGTCAACAATTTCTCTATCTGAATCACCAAGTTCGTCTCTGATTTCATCGCTGTGATATCCACGATAAACCGCCATTTTTTTAATACCTTTTTTCTTCAAATACTCCTGCGTTTGACTGTATTGCGCTTTCAGGAAAACAGTAAGGAGTTTCTTTTGTTCTGGAGAAATTGGAAGAGGGGCATGCTCTTCTGGACCTAGAACCCCCTCCCTTTCACCAACTTTTGCACGCCAGCCAAGTGAATCATTTAATTCAAAAATTTCACGCGCAACATCTTGGACTCTTATGCTCATTATATTCTTATCATTTGATGTTATCTGCCATTGTTTTACCAACACAGATGCCGCATCGTCGTATAGCGCTTTAGTCGCGTCATCGCTCGGGTAGTTGTATGGCATCCAGTCATCGGTGTATCGCTCGTATTCGCCATCAATCCCTCGGGGGCGCTCTTTTTCAATTGTTCCAGTTTCTGGGACATACCAGAAAGTCACTAGACTTCCATCTCCATTGTTGTATGAATCAACAATATCCGAAATGTGCTGAAAAATATTTTCACCATAAGATGGCAAGTCATAGACTCTTTCAGATTGTCCTGCCTTTATAAGTTCTTCAATGGTGAACTGTTCGGATAAAGCATCGCCGATATGCGCTGATACCAGGCTCTTGGCTGCCCGCGCCAATACCTCTTTATCCGAATAGCCAATTGTTTCACCTGGTTTTTGTAGTGCTTCTTTCCTCAATTTCATCCACCTAGCAAGCCGCTCAATAGGAACTTCATCGGCCATGTCAAATATGTCTTCAAGAATTTCGTTTTTTAGTAAAGATGTAACTTGATTTTCGTCAAGTTCGCCAGCATCTGCGACACCTTCTTTTTGAGCCCTCAATGGGGTCACATTTGCAAGTCGCTTGATACCTGGGTGTTTTTGGGAAGAGCCATTTTGCCGCTGGGCGTTCAACGAATCTGGTGTGGTGCGACGAACTTTCGCAAGAATGCGACCAAGTTTTTGCTCTAAGCCCATTACTTCATCACTGCGAATATCGTCTAATTTCCCCCAACTCGTGCCTTTTATGCGCCGTAAAAAATTTCCTCGCAAGTCATCTGACATTTCTCCCAAGCGGCGGTTGCCATTGGATAACTTTTCTTCAATATCTTTTGTTATTCCTTCAAACATGTCATCAACTTGTTTGCGGAAATCAGAGCCACTAATTCCAGATTTTTCAAATTCATCCTGTGCCCGATAAATCATTTTTTTTGCAGTCGCTATTGTGTATGCGGTCGGAGTCGGTCCCCCAGCATCCCAGATGTGAAGTAGTTCTTCCGCAAAATCAATTTCATGTTCTTCAAAATCACTCATCCAACTAGAGATTTTTTTATTTTTTCTTCCTCGCCATGCTGCTGCGGCGGTCATGGCGATAGTTGAACCATACTTGAGCGCATTTTTTGTTGAAGGTTTCATCCCCTCCCAGTTAGATGCATCTTCTTCAACCTTCTCTAATGCCTCATCATAGTACTTGTGGGACTTCGCTCCAATTCTGTCTCTTGCAGAAGCAAGACCAACTGGAGACATTCGTGCAACTCGGTCATCTCCGCGTTTTCCTACTGGCAAGTTGATTGAGCGTGCTGCATCTATGGCGTTGATTGCTTTTTGGGCTTCCATCCTGCGAGATGCTGGTGTATTCGGGTTTGAAACAATTTCTTGCAACGGCTCGCGCATGCTTGAAAGAACTTCGTTTGGACTTGCCTGCTCAACAAGGCGTGCAACTATTGTGCCGTCATCTTGACGACTGACTATTTTAATTTTTCCTGGAGGCATAAGCAATGCGGAATATGATTTCTTGCCGTTTCTGCCAGGCATGAAGTCTTCATCTGGGATTGCGCTTGTTCCTCGTGGGAGAGTTAGGACTAAGCGTGTTCCTGATGAATCGCGATTTGGGGTCAAGACTGTTTTTTGGTCAGCAATAATTCCTCTGAACATATTTGACACTTCAACCGAAGAGCCTTCAACAAGTCCATCCCGACCAGGGATATCCATGTCAAGCATTACCGTGTAGTCGTCATCAAGGGTGTGCCTATCCATGACGCTAAGAAGTGGGGCAATATCTTCTTCAATACGCTTATCAAATGTTTTTCCAAGCGCTAAGCCTTTTCGTATTCTTGCACTTTCCGTTACGGAGTATGAAACATGCGAAGGAACCGAGAGTATTCGTGCGTCACTTCGTTCTGGCATGACTTTTTCCATTGCAGCAATTTCCATTGGAGTTGAACTGGAAATAACTTCATCACGCATTTTTGCGCCATGGCTTCTTGCAGAGGCGCGGCCCTTGAATGGACGAGTTTTCTCAACCCCAGAAGACAGTATGGATTCGGCAAAGCCGCGCAAATCCCCTGCCCGCAATGGTTCATACTCGCCTTCTGGTGTAAGTTTTGAAAACCCGAGAGGTATCCCGCTGCTTTCCTCAAGAGACACTGTAAACAATTCTGCTACTGATTCAGATACGACCATCTCTGAGCCTTCGCGCCAGCGCTTCCTACGGACAAGATTTATTGTTAGTGGCATATCTCCAGAAGATGCTTGCTCAAGTGACCATTCTGAATTTTTCAAGTCGCTAAAAAACTCAACTGCGCCAACTGCTCGCTCCAGCCACTTGCGCTTCTTTGATTCTTTTACTGCTACGACTTCTTTCGCAACCTTGTCCATTGGGGCATCAAGGTGGGCAAGCGCGGCAGTTACACTTTCATCCTTGGGGTCAATTATCCCCATCGCGCGAGCGGCACTTAATTCGGCGGCTGATTCAGCAAACATTAAAGCGCGTTGATTTCTAACCGAATTTTGTAATTGCTCATCATCAAATGAATCAATGCCTCGTATTGTTGAAATAGCGTGATTAAGAACTTTTAGTTCCATTGACTCTTCTGGGGTTAGGTCTTTATCAAACCCCGAACGCTCGCGAAGTGTTGCGAACCTATCCTCAAGGTCGTTGATGAAGGTTGCTCGGTCTTCATCTTTTAAGTCCATTATTTTATTTAGTATGTGCATTGTCTCAAGATGCATTCGTGGATAAATGCCAGACATTCCATCCTTGACCATTGAGTCCATAACAATGCCAACTTTTGCATGAACCGCCGACATCGCTTTTTCGTCAGCGAAGAGCATCTCCATTGTAAGCCCTGGGAAATTTCCAGTAATTATGTCATCCGCAAGTTTTGCAATTTCAACATTTGACAGCGTGCTTATACGGCGACCTTTTTTGTCATGAGAAATCATGTACATAACCATTGCGTACTGTTGTGCGTGTGTCATTTCGTGCTGGAAGACAAACATCGCATGGCCAATTGCTCCACCATGATTTTTTGCCACATCACCCATATATCCATGGGTTTTAATTGAGTCAAAAACATCTCCGCCCAACATGTCGTTGAGCATCGCCATCTTTGTTGCAGAGTCAACCGCTTTCTTCACTTCGTCAATTTTTGAGACTTCAAGTCCGCTTCCGCTAGTTCCGTATAAACGCCATGCTTTTGGGTTTCTTGGCGCTGGTGGCTTACCATCAAGAACCATGCCCAACGGGTTCCAAAGCATTGATATGTTTCCATCTTTATCTGGAACAACCATCGCTTCAAGACCAGTTCCAACACGGGGGTCAAATGGGTCCATAACACCGACGCGCTTTAGCAATTCTGCTTTTGCTGGATTCATTTTGTGTTCAGCCAGCATCCCAAGCATGAATCCGTGTTCGGCTGCAAAATAGTTATTCATTCTGTGAGCCATGTTGCGATGAAGTGCTCGCTCTAGGTCAGTCTTCAATGTTTCTGGAGCGTCGCCATTTAGGTAAGCCATCGTTGCGTTGCGAATTGCTTCTTCTTTTTTCTTTTTGGTTAAACCAGTCCACATCCTCTTGACAACCGAAGCATCCCTCGCTTCAAGAGTGCCATCAGGGTCTTTAACCATGTTCTGAACAATCATGTTCAACACATTGGCGTGATGCTGAGCGACTTGCTCCTCAAATGGAAGAGTTCTATCAACACCCGTCCATAGAGTGTCTTCAAAGTTGATGTCCCATCCAGCCTTGCGGAGTTCCTCCATCGCCTTCATATATCCAGCACTGACGCTTTGCGGGCTGCTTGGGTCTATATCTATTCCAAGGTCTTTCATGAGTTGCAGAGCAACATCAATTCTTCCGTTAAGAGCATCGGTCATTCGTGCTTTTTGCTCGGCGAGCATGACGATTCTGTCTAGTTCTTCTGGAGTTATGTCTGGGTGAGCATCAAGAACACGAGCACGAACTTCAGCAGCAAATGCATCTGGGTCAATTCGTGCAATCGGGAGTGAGTCTGGACCGATTAAATCATCTGCCGACTCTGGGACTTCTGGAACTGCATCAACTTTTATAATTGGCGTTGCGGATGCCGCAGAGCCTGACCCTGGTTCTATACGGCCTGTTCGCTTGAACCCTTCCGCTCCTGCTTCATCAATCAGGTCGGTATCATCAAACGGCAACCAAACAGTACGCTTTCCATCAGTCATCTCTATGCGCGCTCTTGAACTTGCAAGACCACTAACGATGTCAACCAAACTGTCGTATCGTTTTTCTGGGAACCTGGCTGTTCTCCCATCTATGACAAATCTTTCTTTTGGAGAATAGGTCATTGCTTCATTCAGCAAAGACATGTCATCAATTAGAGAAAGGTTTTGATTTATTGTTGACCGCAAAAGCCTGCTTGCCATTCCTTCAGTGATGTCAAAACAGTTTGAGCCAGATGAGTCGGTGAATTGGTTGGCCGCAGGAACGCCAGGTGGACATCGCAGTTTTCCAGCGGCATCCTGCCAGAGACCGAGTGCCGATGCTGCTCGTGTTGCTATTTCTCCACCTGGAACAAGTTGACCAATAGTCCTTCCTAGCGATTTTGTATCAAATTCTCCAGTCCGTGGATTCCGCACAACATCCGAGTAAGTGACGCTAACTCCGTTCTTCTTTTTTTCGCTAGCCTGCGCCATTCGCGCACTTGTTTGACTTGGCTTTAATTCGGCGATTGGGTCTATCCAGCCAAAGTTTGGAAACTCATCACTTCCAGTTCTCCCCCATTGAGCAATCCATGGAATGAAAACCTGACCAGTTTTTTTCTTTGCGTTAGGGTCAAAAACAGCAAGGCCGAACCTTTTGTTTGGGCCTTTGCCCTTTTTGCGCTTTTCCTTGTTATCTGCAGACGGCGGCTTTTTACCAACATTTTTGCCGAGTGCTTTTACGGAAAGTTCAGCGTCAAATGACTTTGTAACAACTTCTTTTTTTGATGCAAGAAACTCAATGGCGCGTTCGTCTGCCGATTTTGGCGGTGCAAACTTCCTGCTTACAAGCGTGCGTGTAAGACGAAGTGATTTACCCGTCATGACGGGCTCCAATTTCTAGAATCTGTTTTTGATTCTTTTTAGAGGTTGTTGTCTTCTTCGGCATTAAGGAGTTCAAACTCAAGCAATGATGCCATGAAACTGTTGTCAGCGACTTCAATGCTGTCGTCATCCTTCTTGCTCATTTCTGCTCCTCCAGCAAGCCAGTTCGCTGGAATCATGCTTTCAGCACCGAGTTCTTTTGCGCGCTTCATGATGTGACGCTTTGCTGCCTCTTTGTCCTTAGCGCGACCATAAGCGGAAATTGCATTCTGCAAATCACCCTTGTTGCCGATTGGGTATGAGCCGTCTGGAAGAGCGTTGCCTTCTTTGGCCATTGCGGTTCGTTGGTCTTCAGTGAATGCACGCTTGAGAGCAATTTCTGCTGCTTCGGCTTCAATGTCTTCTGCTTCCTCTGGCTCGTACTTGTCGTAACCAAGGACTTCACCATCAAGAGCAACGAACACATCGTAAGACTTGCCATCAATGCCGTCAATTTCAACAGCGTATGCGTCGTAGCCTTCAAATACATCTGGCTCTACAGCAACTACGCTTCCTTCAATTGACTTGACTGCAATTTCTGCTGCCTCATTGAAGTCAATGAGCATCATCTCGTCAAGAAGTGACTTCTGCTCAAATGCATCTTGGTCAAGTTTGTGCCAGCCAAGAACTTCGCCGTTAGTTCCGTCAACGAAGACTTCAACCGCGCGACCGTCTTTTGCTTGAACATCAACAACGAACATGTCTGCCTCTGCTGAGTATCCAGAGTCAAGAATCTTTCCTTCAAACATGTCTTCTGCAAGACCTTCAACATGGAGCAAGCCTGGCATTCCTTTTTCGGAAACGCATCCACCTGGGCAGTCATCGCAGACGCCAGTTCCGCCTGGGTACACCTTGCGGTCAACCGCACACAGGTATCCAGTGCGACCAACATCAGCGGACTTCATTCCCATTGAAGCAAGACGACGATTGCGCATGGCTTCCATGTCGCCAGCCATTGGCTCTTCTTCGTCTTCCTCTTCTTCTTCTTCTTCGTCTTCTTCTTCGGCCATTGGAGCAACAGGCTTCTTCTTTGGCGCAGGCATCTCTTCGTCTGTGGAAATGTCTTCAACCATTTCCTCTTCTGGCATCTCTTCTTCTTCGTCTTCCATCATTGCCTTCATTTGCAATGGCATTGCTCCGCACTTGCCGCAAACTTTTGCGCCAGGAGTAAATCCGCATTCTTCTGCGCCAAGAGATTTAGCGCACTTGAGCACCGAACCGTCAGCATCAATCTTTACTACTGCTTTATCGCCGTACTCGCCCATTTTACTAACTCCTTAGAAGTGTTGCCGCAGAAAGAAATGAAGTCGCTGACGCGACAACACCACTTACCTCGTTATATGAAAATTTCTATTTGACAAATTATACTTCACCGCGTGTTATATGGCGGAACTATCGCTTTAATCGCGATTTCTTATCAAACTAGTTTCTTTTCGGTTTTTCTGCCGATGGAGTTGCTTTTTCTATAAATGTAGACATTGATGATTGTGCAATCTTCTCCAGAAGTTCAGCAAAAATCTCTCCTCGCGAACCACCTTTTTCCATTTGTCGGTCAACAACTGTCATCACGGCGTCAAGGATTGAGTCCGCTTCGCTTTGAGTGACATTCAGGGTTCCAACATTTGTTCTACGGGAACCAGTTTTTCCAGACTCTTGACGCTTGAGCAAGGTTGACAGTCTTGTCAGGGCGTCAGATGTTGCCTTGTCTTTTGCTTCTCGTATTTCCTTCGGAAGTGATTCTTCAATCTTCTTCCACCAAGTTGCCTCAGCGATGATTTCAGTCCGAGGTTCAACTTTGCCCCTTTCAGAGCGCAATCCACCTGGGGTTCTATTCTGGAATGTGAGACCTGCACCTGAAGTCTTTCGTCGGGAACTTGCATCCCTGTATGAGCGTGCAAGTTTTAGCGAGTTCTGCATTCTTGACGGAATATCTGTTTCGTCAAATCCGCGAACTCGGCCCGAGACCGCTCTTTCGGATAGGTCCAACTCGCCTTCGTCGCCTCTGTCCGCAGTGGATTCGCGACGGCGCTCAAGCATTTTGTCAAGCGCCTCGTTAACGGTCGTGAAGTAACTCCTAAATTTTCCAGCAGCACTAGAAATTTTGTCTGGTGTTTCTGGCTTGCCTTCTTCTTCGGCTTTTGGCTTCTTAGGCTTTGGACCGTACGAGGTGTTCAATTCCCTTAGCAGTTTTGAGATTGCGTCTTGTGCGTCATTAATTGCATCTTCATTTGCACCATCGCCAAGTGCGTTGTCAATTTCCGATAGCGCGTTGTTGACTAATTCGGCAACATCGTTTTTGCCAGTTTCATCAAGTTTTGCGTTAGTTGCACGAAGTCGCTCTGTCAGTTTCCCGATAACGGCGGCCTCATAGATGTCAACTTCTTCTTTTTCGTCATCGGTCAAGGATTGATACCGCTTGCGAAGTAGCGCAGGGTCTATGGTCAGGTCATCATCGGTTTGCTTTGAAGCCTTTGGTTCTGGCTTTGCTTCTGGTTTTGGCTCTGGCTTTGGCTCTGGTTTTGGAGCAGTAGCAGCGCGACCGACCGAACGCTGGCGAGCCTGAGCCCTCCTATCGCGCCTATCCATTTCCTCGTAGACCTGCGCCAGAATTCTGTCTCTGTCGCGAGTCGCAAGTTTGGCCGTAGTCGCTGATGTTGCAAGCCAGTTTTCTTTATCCTCAAGGGACATTAGGTCCCAGCCTTCTGGTTTTACTTTTTCAAATGAATATCCTGCAAAATTCTGCTGACCTTCTTTTTTGGGTGCTGCAGCGCCAGTTGGGCGACCAGCACGACTGCGCGCATTATTTTGCCCGAATGCGCCAGTTGTTTTCATTTCGTTGAGGGCGTCTTCAAGGAATTTATCAACGGCTTCACCATTTGCCTTACGATTGTTTACTTCTTCAAGAGCAGAATCAAGCATGCTTGGCGAGATGTTTGGGTCGCCGATGTACTTACGGCGGTCAATTTCATCACGAAGGTCCTTTAGTGGGCCGTCTGAATCGCTGCCAGAAAGTTTTTTAATGCCATCAAGCATTTTTGTTGCTTGGGTGCGAGTAAGTCTGACATTTAACTTTTCATCAGACTTAGGGATGGTATTTCGCTGCCTTGTTGACATCAAGCCAGTTGCGTTTGGAACAGCCCGTGTTGGGTCTGGCATCTCTCGCCAAGTTCCGTCAAAAATCATGCCGTCGCCATCAACATCGCGACGCTTTGAAGGGTCTAGGACTCCTTCTATCTGGGTGAGAGCGCGCGCTGCGCGCCTACCTTTTTTTGGACCACCTGGCCCTATTCTCCGTCCAATGCGGCCAAATAGCGACTTTGTTGCAGTCTCAATTGCTTGGTATGCGTCAAGGTCAATGTCTGATGTGATGAGAATTCCCTCTTCAGTAACCAGTGTTTCAACTTGGTGGTAATCAAAAACTGGGTCAAGAAGTTGCTTTGCTTCAAAGGCATGCTCTGGGGCGCATTGAATAATTAGTTCAGACTTTTCTTCAACTTCGGTGCCGATTATTTCTTGCAAAGTTCTTACAACCGAGTTAAGTTTTTCAATTGCGTCTGACTTGATTGAAACATTTTCATCATTGTCAATCTTCTCAAGAAGCATGTCAATTTCGTCTTCAAGAGACTTTTCAGTTCCCTTTGGCTTGACCATTCCGAACATCAAACTCATGTCGTCTTGTGGCGCAGGTGTTGGGTACTGTGCGGCTGGCGACCCAATGTTTGGCTTTCCGCTAATTCCAGGAATTGGCGTTGGACCAGAAATGTTTGGTCGTGGCGGAACATTCTGAACAACCGCGACTGGTTTCTGACCCATTGGCTCTGGCTTGCCAAACATGAATTGCTCGCCGTCAAAGTAGTAACCAAGTCTGAATAATCCACGACCTGGCTTCATGAAAACGACAGATGACTCTGTTGCTTTAAGCACATGAATAGGTCCGCCAGTTCGGCTGATTAGTTCTTGCTGAACGGCTGAACGGCGCTCATCAGAAAGGGGTTGTGCTACGCCCATCGCAAATGGGTCACGAGGTTCTTGCGGACCTTCGTACTCTGGTCGGGCAATGACAACTGCCTGTGGCATTCCCATTCCGCCCATCATGTGCATCTTCTCTTCGTCGCTCTTAACGGAGATTGTTCCAGTCAATTGGTTTGCACCGTGAAGAACTGGAGATACTTCGTAGAGTTCAACCTCTCGCAGCAAGTTTGCTTGACGGGTGTTGTCAAAAATTGCATCAAGTGTTTTGTACCCAATTGACCACTCTTGTTCCACACCAAAGAACGCAACATTTGCGAAAGCCTCTCGCCCTTTTTCTGAGTTGAGGTTGAATTGGACTTTTGCAAATAGACCACCAATGCCAGCCATTTTCATTTTTGCTGGAAGACGAGGGTCGCTTGATGGGACTTCGTAAATTTCAAGAACTTTCCCGATTGGGTCATTCCAGTTGTGGCCCCAAACAACACGAGGCTTGCGGCGCATAAGACTCTTTGTGAAAGCGCCAGAGAGAACAATGTCGCCTACTGAGTCCTTATTACCAATTCCAGCAACGAAGCATTCAACAATTCCTTCTGCTTGGTCAATGTTTACCTGACCAGAGTTTGCTTTGAATTGAATTTCGTTGTACATAATGCCGTCCTTGCGTACTAACGATAATAAACGACAGACATCGCAAATTGAAGCAAGTATTCTTTATAGTTTCAGTAAATTAAACTAATTACTGAAATTAACTTGCAAATCCCCAAGCACGACGGGCTTCTGATTCAGAAACCTCGTATCTGGTCTTGGCCATCAAGTTTGTGAAGATACCAACACACGAGGCCCTAAAGACGGTGCTGCGATTGTCTTCATTAGGCACTGGCAATGCTGACATGTATGCGGAAACAAGTTGCTCATGCGTTTCTTGGTTGACCCTCTTGAAGCGAGCAATGTGTGAATCAATTTGAGAAACTACATCAACCCTGTTGAGCGACTTCTTAGAAGTTTCTTGTGAATCTTGAATGATTGTCGCAATCACTGGACGAATATCTTCTTCCATCTGCTTATTCCAGATTTCAACAGAAAAGATTGATTCAATGTCAAGAGTCCCAGCAGCAAGCGCCTTCTTTGACTTCATGCCGTTGACTTTTTCCATTGTGACCCGTTGCTGACGCTCAATTACTCGCTCAAAACTGCGACCGAGAATTTCTTTCCAACGCTCAAGTTCAAGGTTTTCCTGTTTTGTTTCAATTCCGCCAAATGGCTCAGCCGATGCGACTGCTGTTGGAGGTGGAGCCATTGCTGTCTCTGGTGCTGCCCCACCTGGAGGTGGTGCTGCTTGTGCTGCGGCGAGCGAACCAGCCATGGTGTTCGGGTCAAGCGGGCTTGCCATGCTTCCATCTGGCCCAACTTCAAGACCAGGTGCGCCTGCTGCTTCTGGTGGCATCCCTGGCATTCCTGGCATTCCTGGTTGCCCTGGAGGCATTCCTGGCATTCCTGGAACTGCGCCTTGTGCTGCTTGTTCCATTTCTTTTTCAGTGTTTGCAATCGGTGTCAAGTTCGGGTTCATCAACAACGAGTCAGCAAGGTCAGACTTCACGGTCTTGCGACCTGTTGAATCTCTGTACTCATTCGCGCTCAGCAAGCCAGCATTGAACTCGTCAAGGTGGTAACGCGAACGCTCCTGCTTGTAGAGAATCAGAATTGGAACATGTGATGTATCAAAGTCAACATAGTTAACTTCGTCAAGTTCGTCTAATGCACGAGCAAGCAAATCAAGATGTGGAAGCATTGTTTCGTTCCA